TCTGGAAAAGATAATTTTAAAAAGGGTTATATATAGATTTTCGGTTCCTTGGTGTCTTTGGTTCCACTTTGCGCGGCCCGACGGGGCAGTGCCGGAGGTCAGGTTGAAAGGATGGACGATCTCCCGTTTCCTGGCTGACGGAGCGTGCCGCTGCTGGCCGGTTCAACTCCGGCCCCGCGCTTTTCGGTTAACTATGATGTGAAAGGAGAGTTTTGCAAAGCAGATGATTGACAAAGAAAAGGTTAAAAAAGCACTCGAATGTTGTTCCGGTCAAAGCATAAGGTGTGGTGATTGCCCATATTATCCGGTCAACACAGACGATGCTGATTTTGTTAAATGCAATGACACGTTGTGTGCAGATGCCCTTGCCTTGATTGAAAAGCAGGATGCGGAAATAGACGAAATTTCAGATGAATACCTCGACTTGGGAAACGAGATAGCGAAAATGCCAAAGGTAGTCCGGTGCAAGGATTGCAAGTACGGAAGTCTTTACTGCACAGAAGATGTTTGTGGCGAAACGCTGATTGAGTGCAATCGACCGGACGTTGGTGATGTAATTGAAATTCATGGATGGAAGTGGTTCTGTGCAGACGGGGAACGCAAGGAAGGTCGGTGAAGTAAATTTATGACGGACAAAGAGCGACTTATGAAGTTTATTGACAACATTGTTCCAAACGATTTCAAGTGTGGTCATTTATCATTGTCATTTGCTGATGATGGTTCTGCATTATTGAGCATTGGAAACAAGGAAGATGCTTATAACACGGATAGAATCACACAAGATGAAAGAGAACGCATCGTATCATGGCTTGGAAAATTCTGTAGGCATATCGACAATTTTGATATCTCACTAAACGATTATGAAAACACAGAGTTTTTCAAAGAAAAGATGTATCAGCAATTCGGATGGGAAAAGACTTAAAGGCAACTTTGCGAAAGGGGGCGTATTGCAATGGACGAGTGCTGTCTGACATGCGAACACTGTTATGACTGGGATTGTGCGAAGAATTGCTGGTGCGGCATACACGGAAGCCTCCTGCGCGTTGACAGGGAGAAGTACAGCTGCGCCGCATGGACGGAGAAAAGAAAGGAGCAAGAAAACGATGATAGGAAGAAAAAATGACAGGGTTATATTTGTACCGTTCCAGGGCGCGACGATGGACTTCGACGATGAAGGCAAACTGCAGGACCTGGTTCCGCGCTCTACGATCATGATTAACGTCCGCGAGATCGAGGGATTCTATGATCACACGATTCTGATCAACGGCCGGAAGCTCCGGGTGATGGAGACCTTGCTGGAGATCAGTAAGAAGGTGGAGGCGGCGCTATGACGGACGGTGAGCGCGTCGTCCTCCGGCTGAAGCGCCTGATCAATGCGGCGCACAATGAGAACTACGATTTTGTGTACATCCCGGTCGGTACGGCGAAACTGATCGTCCGGCTGTTGGAGGAGGATCCAGCGCATGGAAAAACGACTGACAGAACTGACGCGCAGGGAGCGCAGAGAACTGAACCGGATCGTCCGGAGGCAAAGGAGGGAAAAGCGTGGACAAAGTAAAAGCACTCGAGCAGCTGCGGGAGCACATGCGGGACAGACAGCTCGAATGGGTTGACGGAAGGCTCACGACCGCCGGCGACTTCACGTATGCATGGGGCCCGCGGATCAAGAGCTGGGGCGAGGGCGCACGGTGCCACATCGGCAAGTTCTGCAGCCTGGCCGGGAACATTCAGATCTTCCTGGGCGGAGATCACCGGAACGACTGGACAACGACGTATCCGTTCGCGGAATTATTGCCGCAGGTCTACCCGGAGATCAAGGGCTCGCCCAGGTCGAAGGGCGACGTCGTGATCGGCAACGACGTGTGGATCGGAAACGATGCGAAGATCATGAGCGGGATCCGCATCGGTGACGGCGCGACGATCGCCGGGAGCGCGGTCGTTACCAGGGACGTGGCGCCTTACTCTGTTGTCGGTGGCGTGCCGGCACGGCATATCAAGTACAGAGTGCCGGAGGAACGGATCCAGGACCTGCTGGATCTCGCCTGGTGGGACTGGCCGATCGAGATGATCGCGGAAGCGGTTCCGATCCTGCAGAGCGGTGACCTGGACGCGCTGTTCAGATTCAAGGAGGAATGGAAAGATGAGCGATAACCCGTTTTTCTCTATCATCCTGCCGCTGCACAACTCCGCGGGGTTCATGAGAGCCATGCTGGACTCGATCCGGAGCCAGAGCTTCAAGAACTACGAGCTGATCGCGATCTGTGACCGGTGCAGCGACAACACAGCGGAGATCGCCAGGGAATACACCGACACCGTGCTGGAGGTCGACTTCGGCAAGGCTGGACTCTCCAGGAACGCAGGCCTCGACATCGCCCGGGGAGAGTGGATCCTGTTCTCGGACGACGATGACTGGTGGCTCCATGACTACGCCTTCGAGACGATCCACGACAAGCTGGTCGGGAATGATTGCGACGTACTGGCCTGCGGGTTCTACTGGAAGCAGGGCGACCGGAACGTGCTGATGCCGTTCTTCCATCCGAAGGGGACGATCTGGGTGGCGCCCTGGACAAAAGCCTGGCGGCGGTCCTTCATCGGCGAGCACCGGTTCCCGGCATGGAAGCACTCGGATGATCTCGGCTTCGCGGAAGAGATGTATCCGCTCGTGAAGAAGTGGGACTACCTCAACCATCCGTTTTACTATTACAACTACATGCACGCAGGATCCACGCAGGACAAGTTGGCGAAGGGCGAGCTCAGCTATGACGATATGATGGAATGAGGTGAAGCGGATGAGCAGAGAACAGGAGATCCTGACGGACTACCGGCTGATCGTGATGGAGATCGATACGCTTGAGCGGCAGTCGAAATTCCTGAATAAGTATATCGGCGGGCCGCGTCCTGTCAGATCTCCGCAGCTGACGGGGATGCCCAGGGGAACGAACGAACCGGAGGCGGCCATGCTTCAGCAGGTGGAAGAAGATGATCCGATATACCGAATCGAAGAGCTCAGCAAAGACCTGCGGGAGATGACGAACGAGTTCGAGACCATCGTGAACAGGATCAAAGACCGCCGGCTGTTCATCATCGTCCGGAACTACTACGGACTCGGATGGACAGACGATAAGATCGCATCATATTTTGACGACGATAATGGTCGCAGAATGATGGCAAGACAGACCGTGCAGAAGATCAGATCGGATTATTTTAATTCGCTGGCGTGAGATGGCTGAAATGGCACTGTATCTATGATTTATTGTAATGTGTAAATATGTCCGCAGGGACGTACACATACACCGGGGCAGCGTTTGGACATGGCGCTGCCTTTTCTCGTGTTCACAACTCTGCGGGGGCGTCGGGGTTTCTCCTTTCCCTGCCGCGGGTCGCACTCCACTGATGGCGAGGAGGGTCCAGGGGTGCATCATGATCCTGACATCGAGCGCTTCTACACTACGACAGCATGGCGGAAGTGTAGGACGTCTTTCCTGAAGGAGAAGGGCGGACTGTGTGAGATCTGTCTGAGCAAGGGCCTGATTGTGCCGGCGGTCCACGTGCATCACAAGAAGCACATCACGCCGGAGAATCTCAGCGATCCGTCCATCACACTGAACCATGACAATCTGATGGCACTCTGTGAAGAATGTCACGCAGAACAGCACCGGACGAAGCGATGGCGCGTGGATCCGCTCGGGCGCGTCCTCCTGTGAGGCCCCCCTGGTCGGATTTTTCGCGGCGCCGGGCGACAGGGCCGGGGTGAAGTTTCGAAAAAAGCTCCGGGCTTTCGCGTGACCCCCTACCTTAAACGGATTTTGACGAACTTGGAAGAAAGGAGGCAGATTTACCATGAAGAACACACCGGAACAACTTGAAGTGGAAAGATTGACGAACATTTACAAAGGTCTGCCCCCGAAGCAGTTCGCCCTGGCGCAGGGCCTGATCATCCAGGCGGCCAGGTTGCGGGTACGGCTGGACAAACTGTGGGCGGAGATCGAGGAAAAGGGCGAGACGGAGTGGTTCACGCAGTCCGACAAGACAGATCCATATGAGCGGGAGCGCCCGGCGAGCCGGACGTTCACCGCAACGGATAAAAGCTACCAGAGCATCATCAAGCAGTTGAATGACATGATCCCGGCGGAGGATGCAGACGAAGAAGACGATCTGAGTGAGTTCAGAGTATGAACGACGAGAACGCGATCTATTCTTATTACCAGGGGATTCAGGACGGAAGCATTACGGTCGGGAAATGGATCCGGATGCTGTATGAAATGATCATAGACGGGCTGGAGAGTGGTCGGTGGAAATTTGATCAGAAACGGGCAAGTTCTGTAATCAATTTTATTGAAAAAAGGTGCCACCACTACAAAGGAGAACTTGCTCCTGGACTGATCAAGTTAAGCCTATGGCAAAAGGCGGCGCTCAGCCTGATGTTCGGCATCGTAGACGCTGACGGGATCAGGCAATTTACTGAATGTATGTTCGTTGTCGGCAGGAAGTGTGGCAAAACTCTTCTGGCCGCCGGCATTGAGACATATTTCGCCTATGTTGGCGGTGAGTATGGATCTGAAATCTATTTTCTTGCCCCAAAGCTGGCGCAGGCGGATCTGGCCTTCTCGGCGCTGGAGTTCAACGTGAACCATGAACCGGCGCTGCAGAAGAAGACAAAGAGCACGAGAACCCGCGGGCTGTACATTAAGGAATCAAACACGACGGTCCAGAAACTTCCGTTCGCTGACAAGAAAAGTGACGGTTACGGACCGATGAGCTGGGTCGGTGACGAGGCCAGCAGCTGGGTCGGAGACAGAGGCCTCAAGCAATGGGAGGTCATGGTTTCCGGTACCGGCGCCCGGGTGGAACCGTTCGGGATCGCGATCAGTTCCGCCGGATATGAGAATGACGGCATCTACGACGAGCTGTTCCGAAGAGGGACGGCTTTTTTGATGGGAACCAGCAAGGAAGAACATTTCCTTCCGATTCTGTACACCATTGACGACGTAGACAAATGGGATGACATCAACGAACTCCGGAAAAGCCTGCCTGGGCTGGGAGAAAGCGTGAGCGTCAAGTTCATCCTAAAGGAGATCGACACAGCCAGGGAAAGCCTGAGCAAGAAGGTCGAGTTCCTCACAAAGTACTGCAACATCAAGCAGAACTCGAGCCAGGCGTGGCTGACGGCCCAGGACGTGAAGAAGTGCTTCGGGAACGACCTGACGCTGGAGGACTTCCGGCACAGCTACGCGCTGGGCGGGATCGACCTGTCGCTGGCGGTGGACCTGACGGCTGCGGTGATCTGCATCGAGAAGGACGGGGTCACGTGGTTCGATACTCAGTTCTTCATGCCGGAGAACAAGGTGGACGAAGCGACGCAGCGGGACGGGCTTCCGTATCGCATCTACGCGCAGCGTGGGCTGCTGACCATCTCCGGCGAGAACACGGTGGACTACCATGACGTGCATGAGTGGTTCCGGCGGCTGGAGCGGGAATACGAGATCCTTCCGCTGGTGGTCGGGTATGACCGGTACAGCGCGGCGTACCTGGTGCAGGACATGCAGGGAGATGGCTTCCGGATGGAAAGCGTCAGCCAGGGCAGCAACCTGACGGGCGTGCTGATCGACATGGAGGGCATGATCAAGGACGGGCGGCTCCGGTGCATCAACGACAACGACCTGAT